TTTAGGATATATAGCCAGATTTCATAATGGACAGATTACCCGCAACGGAACGGCTAGACATATAGAATCTCACGATACATTAGTAATTAATATAGTAAACGTTTAAAATGAACGACAATATTTGTAAGCCATGTAAACAGTAAAGGCAGCAATGAAAATCATTACTACCCTGTATACTGGCCGGCTAAAGCCTAATTCCTGGTTTATTTTCGTGAATGCGTTTTCCTTTCTTAATGCTGTCAGTTTTTCGTACATAGTTTTTATTATCGTTGTTTTCATTTATAAAGTGGCACCCGCCTGAATATAATATCAGTATAAATGTAGCGATGCAAATATAGCAGAAACGTTTAAAACTTTTCATTGTTTTTATTTATTATCTGCAATGTTAGTTTTAATATCTACTATGTCCCTAACCTTACTATCGTAAACACCCAATACACTTTGTAAAAATGATGCTCCCGTGTACCCAATGAATATAAAAAAGAACTTGGCATACTTTACAATACTCGGATATGAATTTGTTATTTCATCAAAAACATATATAGCTATCAATATAGCTAATAAAGAGGCTGTAAGAGCCAACCAATCAGATTTAAAGTATTCCGATGGCTTGAATACTAAATTAGCCGCCTCAGCGCGTTTTTTTACGGCAGGCATCTTGATTACTAATACTTGGAATAGCATCCCTAATAAGCCTCCAATAAATAAATCTAAGTAAACGTTTCCTGTAGTCATATAAATGATATTAAAGTGTAAACAATGCAAAACAAAATAGCTGTTATAGTTGCGCTTATAAGCCCCCATATAACGTCCATTAAGTCGCCTCTTGTGCCTTTTATAGCCCATACCCCAAGCTCCCAAAACACCGAAACAACTACAGCCACCACAATAGCGGCTAATCCCGCTAAAACAACTGTATCACCTAATCCTGGGTGCGTTGTCCATCTAAATAGGTAAATAAGCACAATTAAAGCACACGCAATAATATGATACTTTGTCCTTGAATCTGATTTCATAATATATATTTTAAGTTAGTAAATTTCCTGACCTGTTACACTGCCTACTGTTGCCGTACCTGTTACAACAGTCCTAACCCTTACTAAAGCATTAGCAGGAACAACTCCGGATAAAACATTGTTGCCTCCAGTGGTTAAGGCTATAGTTACCGACAAACCTACGGAACTTGATGAACTTATTGTGGTCGCTGTCGTCCATGTACTACCAGCGTTTATTGAATACTCTAAATAAGCGGTTCCTATAGACGTACCAACCAAAAGAGGGTTTGTAGCTGTTACAGGTACAGCATAGTAAACTTGCGCCTGTTTAGTACTTATAGTGTAATTAGTATTTACAGCCCTTGTAACGTGATTTATTGTAGGCTCAATATATGATATTGTAAAGTTAGGATATGTGCCTGTTATGGTAATTCTATTGCCGGCTGTCAGTGTTATGTTAGCAGGTACAGCTGTATTGGTAATTACCCCGCCTGTAATTGTTATTCCTGTACCGGCTGTAAATGCGGCACGTGCTTTAGTGTCTGTATAACTATCGGTAATACCATAGTCTGCAATAGTTGTGGGTTTAGACGCTATACTTGACCATGTTTGAGCAGGAACACCAGAAGCAGTAATAAAGCCCATACCGTTGCTAAGTTGGGTATTGTTGGTGGGGATATTTACAGCCATAGCAAAGTCTGTTGCAGGCATAGCGGTAAAACCTGTTATACTGTTATATTCAACAACGTAGGTTATACCGTCGGTAATACTATTTAGCATTGTATCAAATGATGTTTTAGCCTTTTCCTTGTAGCCAAAACCCAAGCCTAAACCTATAAGCAGAAATACGCAGCTTGTTATTATTAAAATTCTTTTCATAGTATAATTTAGTTTTTAAATGAAAAATTACGCCCCCAAATACCGTTTCTTTGTTTTGTATATTCCGTTTGGCTATTTTGAAATCCAGGATAAACTACATTAGGACAAATAAGCTTAAACCCTTCCTGCTGGCAACTGTAAAGCAAATTCAATTGGGTATTTGTCTGCATAACTGTTATTGAGTAATTCATCGAAACCATAGTTTCGCAATCTACGCCCTGCGCCTCCTGTGTAGCTAAGTAATCACTTTGCTGTTGCGATGTAGCGTTATTAAACCATAATTGGGTTGTGGTGTTAAAGGTTGCGCAACACCAGTTTTCAGTACATTCTACCGTAGTATAACATCCTGTTTCCGGCTCCCACGCTTGCCTAAATCCCCTCGCTTTAGTCGTACAGTCATATGTTGTATAGTAGACCGTTTGAGCCTGCATAGCACACCCTAAAAGCATAATTAAATAAAATAGTTTCTTCATTAGTTCGATTTTTTAATTGATATATCTGTTGCCGCAACCCTTGCGTTTTCAGTTATCGCATTGTTTAACTCAATAGCGAATATAATATAAATTACAACACTTGGGTTTATATTCAATGTTTCGGGGTCTAAGTTAGTAGTATTTAATACACCACCTGATTGAGTTGTTGAGAATATTGTTATAGTAGCGGCTGTAGGGCTTGACACATTAACATAAGCGTTACGTTCGTAATTGCTGACTTTCGTCGTGCTATTGGTTGCTAATGATGTTGTACTAAATAAAGTCGCGCCAGTCAAAGTGTTTGAAGTATTCAAGTAAACACGCCAGTTTAAAGCCCCTCCTACTGCTGTTCTTTCAAATTGGGCTTTTACGTTTATAACTCCCGTTTTTATTGTTCCTGCTGATATATCGTAGCTTTTTACTATTGTATTTGATGTTGTATTGTTTACAGGGCTACTCGGTACGGCATCAGTTTTAGTATAAAGTATATTCAGGTTTAAAGCTCCTATAGCATTATTTACGAAAGCAGTGTTTGCGATATTTAAAGTACTATCTCCTAATGACTGTGTATTAACTTTATTTGAAGTTGTGAGCCTAAAGGTGTCTGTTGTAACATTGTAAATTAACATGTACCAAACGTTGATATCTATAATACCCAAGCTTAAAGATTGCCCTCCAACTGTGATGTTTTTAGCACCTAAGCCGTTTATGTTTAAAGTAGAAGCACCAGTATTAGCCGAAGGAAACTTTACAAAAAACTTAGCACCGTCGGAATAAGAAACTGGCGCTGGGTTAAGCGTTATAGTATAAGTATTCGTGCCGCTTGCTATAGCTTTAATTGGTGCGTTATCCTGCCCAACTTTAGCATTTGTAATATTAGTAAATGTATTTTGGTCTACACCTCCTGTAGTACTCGAACCCGTACCCGTGTACAAATTAGCAGTGCCGCGTTGTGTAGGGCTTGCCTGCTGTATTCCTATAATTGGGTTACTTGCACCATCAGAAACCTGTACACCATCAGATGTTATTCCTGTTGTAGTGGGCAAATCAGTTAATAAGGCTAATTGTGTGCTATTTCCGTTATGCTCAAATAACGGTCTTGGGTCTGAATAGGAGACTTTTAATATTGAAGAATCGGTATTATTTACTGACTGTATAAACGGTTTACCTACAACGCCGATAAGACCGTTTCCTGTAGGTGTTATGTACGTCGCAGAAAAACCATCGTCCGGATTGCTCTGTAGTTGTGAAGTATAAGATCCATTTGTGTTTGATATTGATAAATTATCGTTGCCACTATAGATAGCCCCTTGTGTTAACACACTTTGTAAGTCTTGTGTGCCGCCGCCACCGCCGCTAAATTCGCTTCTCGGTACGTATCTCTGTATTTTGTCGGCACCAATAACCACAACGCTGTCGGCTGGCCTGCCTGGCAATATTTGATTAACCTGTAAATTATCTACCTCGAAAACACCCTGCGGGGGTTCCTGGGCCTGCAAAATAAATGTTGAAAAAATCAATCCTAATAAAAATTTAATTTTCATATCTATAAGTTTGTAATAAATAATTGTTTGTAATTGGATAGTACTTGGGTATCCCCAGCGCCTAAATATTTAAAAAATCCCCATTTCGTGAGGCCTGAATGCGCTATGCAAATATCATTCTTTTGTATATAAGGGGCTGTGTTTTCTGATGTACCGTCCCAACCTTTTTGAAATAGCCTTATTTTGCCCGAAGGATTTACCTCATAGGATAAAACATTTGTGAAGCTATTTATGTTCAATGGGTATTCTGCAGTAAACGAAGTACCACCACCGGATGCAGGCTGTGATTCTATCATAGCTATTAAAACCTGCCTTACTTTTGCAGGCGTTACCTGATTTGATGTATTATCTATGATTAACGAGTTAACCAAGTTTATTAAATCCTGTTGTGTCATATCGTTAATTTAAGAGAATCCAAAATCAAAACCTCCGCTAAATGCCCTACCTACCGTTACCGGGTCAATCTGTGTTTGCCTGTCAACATAAAATAATATTTCGGTAGTCTGCCCAGATTCCAGTAATTCAACTACGAGGCTAAAATCTATGCGTGAACCTACAATATCATAGGTTAATCTTACTATACGTATTCGTTGCTCCCACTTATTGATGCTGTCCAGTATTTCGGCAGAAATTACCGCCACGGCAATATTTACAGGTTTATCAATATGCCTGTATATATCGGAACCAAATAAGGGACGTAACGGATCGCTGCCTTTTGAGGTAGTAAGTATAATTCCTATACACTGCCGTATATCGTCTATACCCTCAACCACTTTGCCTAAACCAAGTGTTGAGAATTGCCAGTTAACCGCGCGTATGTCTGATAGTGTTGTTGCCATATTAAGGTGTAGGTGGTGCGGTTGAGCTGCTACCTGATTGTACGCCTGCGTGTACGTGTGTTGCTAAATCTATTGTGCCGGCCGTTACTGTTGCACCTGAAACATCCCCATCTGCTGCAAGGTTACCGCCTTCAATCGAAACGCCTGCCCCGCCTATGCTGGCAGCGGATATCGAGGCGGCCGTAACTACCCCTGTAACAGTTAAATTACCCGTTAAGGTAGATTCGCCTGCAATAGTAATGAATGAAGCGTCTACGTCAAGCATATTAGCCTCAACAGTTACCACCTGAGCCGACACGTTAGCGGTTTGCGCCTCGATGTTAACCTCAGATTCGGCGGTTATATTTATCTTACCTGTAACGTTTATATTAAGGTCGTGGGTAGTTCGGTTGTATTCTATGCTGGAATTATCCGAGAACTGTATTTTAAACGTATCCTGTGTAACACCTGCCGGCGGCTGTGTGCCGTCGTTCCATAACGCCCCAAGTATTACACCGTCCTCTGAATATTCATCCATTAAGCAGGCTACCTGCTCGTTAACGTCAAAGGTAAAGAAAAACTTATTGCCGAATGCGCCCATCGTGCATATTTGCAGCCAGTCTGAAACGATACCGTCGTCCGTGAATTTCACACGGGCGTAACCTGTCTGCGGGTTCATTTCGGTAATGTTTCCAAATCTTAACATTTGGTAAATATAAAAAGAATTTGAATAATAATTAGTATTAAATTTGGTAGGTTAAATTTAATGTGTATATTTGCTAAACAATTAAAGCAATAAATTATGGCAACGACGAATAAGAGCAAAGTAAAAGGAATTTCTGTAATAGTGACAAGCGAAACAGAGTATAAAAAGGTACAGGACTTTTTGACTAAAGATATTTTGTACATAGCTTGGCATGATAACATGCTTTTACATGAAACAGCTGTAGTTTTAAAAGCTAATAAAAAAAGTGATTTTTCAACTGGAAGTGTAGGTAGGGCAAAATACCAAAGGGAATGTGGTATAAAAACGGTTCCTTTTATTGAAAATTTATCTGCGTATTTAATTAACTAAAGATATTGAAATATAACCTAAATAAAAAGCAATGCTACCAACAAATTACTACGACAAAAACGGAAACAAAATTTATTTAAGTATTTTTATTAAAAAACAAGCATAAACCATGGCAACACTAACAAGATTAAAAGTTACCCACGATCAAAACGATGTGGTGTTATTTACAGCTACCATAAACGGAAAAGAAAAACAATGCATAGCCACAAAGCTGGTCAGCGGGAGTATTTTTAATTTAAGGATTATAAAAACAGGATTAGATATAACTTCAACCTACTGGTGGGGTGGCCGCTTATTGGAAAATGTTATTAAGGATTTAATTAAATCCGGTCTTAAGGAATGGGATTTAAACTTAAAAAACTAAAATTATGATTATATTTTTCGGAAAACCGCCTAAGATAAAAAGTAAAGATATAGATGTTCTTTTTAGAATAATGATTTGTACCCTTATACCGGCTCTTTTAGCCTGGTTTGGTGTATCTCTTTTACCTAATAAATATACTATAATGATACTTCCTTCATGTTTTCTTTCCAGTATTATAGGTTTATGGGTTTTTATTATTTTTAAAGATATGATAAAAAACTTCGATTGGTTTATATTTATATATTACACGTTAGCTTTGATAGGTTCTATCGTTTTTTTCGTAGACCATTTACAAAAGATCAAACCGTGAGCAGTTTTAATTTTATAATAATAGTTTATATATTAAACATTATTGCAGGTTTTTATCAATATAAAAAACACAAAGAAGAATTATATTGGATTCTTAATATAATTTTAATCTTTGTTTTAACGGGCTTAATAATGGCTTATATTAACATTAACTGTTAGGATTATGATTAACCGAATACCGCACAGGATTGAGATAAAAAGAATGGTAACCACGCACCTTATTCACTTATGCTTATTTGTAAATGATAGAGCACTCGACGCGTATTGCCTTTGTTTCTACGATAAAAAAGGTGTTATGTATTACTGTCAGCAGTTAAATTAAACCCTCTTAACGGAGGGTTTTGTTTACCTCGAATAATCCAAATTCAAATAATTTCCACCGTCCAGGCTCTCCATGCCTTTACCGGTTAAGCCTGTTTTACGCACAGGCACATCTTTAACCTGTTGTTTTTTGACCGGTTTAGATACCTGCTGCGCCTTAGTTGGCTCTTGCAGGCGTTTTATTTCGCATTCGGTAGTATAGCCACCTGATTTATCTATTTTGTGGGAGCTGGCTTTTATATGGAATTTACCCGATAACCTGCCGAATCCCGATACATTTATGTTATTGCCGGCGCAGGCCAGTATATTACCCTGCATAGCGATAACGCCCTCTTGCTGATTGGACGCTGATAAATGCATTACAGCCTTAGCCTTAGCCTCTGCCTGCTGCGTGTTTTCTGTCCTGCCGAACTGCACACCGCTATCCTGATTGGTCACCGCAGGTGCGCTGTATGCGGGGTTATCCGATTTGTATTTTTCAAAATCAAGGTTAGTAGATACAGCGCTATTTTTTTTGGAGTTTTTAGAGGCTACTTTCGCATCCTTAATCATCCCATCGGCTTTATCCTTAAACGAATATCCCGATATATCCGATTTGTCAACCGATAAAGACGCAGCGCGGCCCTCTATGCTATAAATAGACGTGAATACTATTACAGTACCGCGAACCGAAAACATAACGCCATAATCCTTTGAAATTCGCTTTAGGAACTTCAGATCGGTTTCCTGCATCTGCGTAACCCTGCCTATTGATATATCGGGAACGTCGCCCTGAACGGTTAGGTTGTTTTTAGAGGCTACTTTCTCGGCTATCTGCTTAAGGGTTTTATTTTCGTGGGCATCGGATTTTTTAGTTCGTAATGAGGTGGTTAACCCCGTGGCCATGCCGCGTATCGTTACGGTATCAGGTGGGCCCTTGAGTTCTACCTCGTCAAGCTCGAATACACCGCATTTAAGGCCTTCAATAGTAACGGTTAAATTAGCGCCTTTCTCCGGATACCATGAGTTTTGCCACAACTGGTCTGTATCTTCCAGTTCGATTTCCACCTCGTCAGATTCGCCTGCCGTTTTATCGTTGTAGCTTATAGACAGCATATACCGTGCTATATCTTTAGTGATATTGCGGTTGTTGTATAGTACTGTGAATTTTGGGGCGGCTACCTGCATAGTTTATCGTTTCCACGGTGGCAGCAACTCGCTGTCTATTTCAATTTCGGCATCTTCAAGTACAGGAATAAGTAACCTAACCCCCGGCGCAAGGACTGGCGAAATTACGACCGATGGGTTTGCCTGGATTATTTTATCTATATAATTCTGCATATTAACGGCATCGTAACCCACAGCATCGCCGTACGCTTTATTTGCGATGGTATCCCAGCGTTCGCCTTCTTTGGTTATATATTCGACTTGCTGTGGCATTATTTTCTGCGAATTATAGCCTGTTCCGCTAACCTTGTATTTGCCGACTTAGCAGTAAATGTAGAATTTAGCAGGCTGTTATTTATATTTTTAAAACTCTGTATATCTGAAATCGGCAACGCGCCGCGCATATTTTGAATGTTACTATACACTTGCTGCAGGGCTACAGGTAACGATTCCGCGAGCTGCTGTAAATCCTGCGCACTTTGCAGGCGTTCTTGGACTACTGAAATATTACCCTCCATATCATCCAATGACTGCGTTATTTTGCCCGAATAATACTCATACGTGTTTGGGTTAGCTTCAGCGGCGGCCGTGTAATTGTTTACGATGGTTGCCTGGTAACCTATTTCTGTAACGCGGGTAGTTACCTCTGTGCCTGCCGATAATTTAGGCGGTAATACAGTTCGGACGTTATTATTACGGGCGGTTGTAGCGAATGCGGCTGATTTAGCGGCCTTCTTAGAATCGCGTAATGGATCATCTGTAAATGATTCTAATAATTCTACCGATAGGGTTGCCGAGATTATGTTACCGTTAGGGTCTGTAAACTGCGTGGATTTTGTAAATGATGGTATTACAAAATTTCCGACCACTTTACCGTTACCTAAAACAAGCGGCAACACCTCGCGGTTATCCATATTAAGCCGTATAGCCTCTATATCTGCCTCAGGGTTGGTAAAATCTGCATGCAGGAACATATCGAACGTTATCTTATCGAGAACGCTACCCACGGCCTGTAAACGAGGTTTGCCATTTATACGCTCATGTTCAACGTAGTTAACGCCGAATGATTCCTCTAAGGATGAAAATCCTTTAAGGCCTTCAAAACGAATATTGCCGAGTTGTGCGTACATGGGTTTGGGTTACGGTGGTGTAAATATAACAAAAAACCCCGCAGGTACAAACTACGGGGTTAAAAACTTAATTTATGGTCAACAAAACAAACTCATGCCGTTGCAAATATAGTAAAAGTTGCAAAACAAATACAGTATTAAATTTGGTAGGTTAGATTTAATGTGTATATTTGCGTATATAAAAACTTAAATATTATGAAAACAAAAGGATTTTCACTTGTATTCTCATTTGGTGGCTACGGAGGTTTTAGTTATTACTCAGGTTATACAAAAAGGTTGTGTTTAGGATGGATAGCATTCTATTATTTTCCTGAAGATATTGAAGACATTATACAGGATGTACTTTAAAACAAACCCGCCCTGTTATTAGAGGCGGGTTTTTTTATTTAATACTGCAACCTCTGTTTTCTCTGCATTGCAGATTCTATTTCACGGATCAACATCGGAACCATAGCCTTTAATTGCGCGGCCATATCCTGCCCGTTTCCAGCTCCGTTTATCACAGGTGCAAACGTCACGTTTATTGCACCTCCAGAACTACCACGGCTACCACCTGAAGCAACCGGTTTTATGCCGTTTGCCATGCCTCCGGTAGCACGCCCTAAATCTGGGCTGCCTTTCTCGATACCCTGTTTTGCGCCTTGGGTAATGTTTAGGCCGTATTCAGCGAATACTTTTGAAGGCGAATTTATACCGAGTACTGACTTAAACCCCGACGCTATTTTTTTACCGATATCCTTAACGAAGTTTACCAGTGCTTCAGCTTTGGATTTTATACCGTTCCAAATACCTGTGATTATATCGCCTCCCATTTTATAAAACTGTGCCGGTAATTGCGCCAGCCAAGATATAAATGTTTGAAAAATAGCCTTAACACGTGGCCACAATGCAGCGAACCACTGAGGGAGCATAGAATAGGCTTTTATTATCCAACCAACAGGGCCCAGAAAATACAATCCGTATTCTTTAATAAACCCCCACGCTTTAGCGAAGTAACCTTTTACTTTCTCCCATAGCATTTTAAAGAACGCGCTTATTTTATCCCAGTTTTTAACCATTACCACCACTATAGCAATGACGGCTACCACGGCAGCAATTATCCAAACAAGAGGAAAACCATATAATGCGGTATTTAAAACCCACTGCGAGGCCGCTAATGCGTAATTTTTGATTGCGAGTATAGTTTTAGCGGCACCGCTGCCTGCTTCAGCAAAACGCTCTAAATTGGTTATTAATATATAAGCCCGTTTTACAGCAAGTACGCCCTGGT